AATATGATGTTAAAATGTCTTGGAATGAATATCAGGCAATTAAAATTCATGATGGAATGTATGATGATGCAAATAAGCCTTATTATGTTGCTCGCTCAGCACAAGCCAAATTAAAAACAAATTTACCTATCATTTTGCATCATGCAGATCATATGGCAGCACAAATTGAATTTGAGCGTTGGAGAAATAAAGATAAAGTTACTCCCAAACCAGTTTCAGAAAAAAGCAGAGCACAAAAATCTACGGGATTAAAAAATCTAGCTGAAAATAATCCAGATGTTGAACGAACATTAACGGATATTTTCAAAGCATTTAATGGAGAATAACATGTTATTTTTTATCATAACAACAATATTGCTACTCGGTGTTAGCATATATTTAGGATATCGCGTATGGTTCCTTGCTGGAATAGTTGGCGACATTCAAGAACAAACAGATGACTATGTACGTTCATTGGAATTAACAAATGAATTCATGTATGGAAAAATAGTTGATGCATATGAAACTATGAAAAAGCTTGATCATTTGGGTGCATTTGAATCGGAGGATGAGGCAGGTACTACATTTGCTTTATTAAATGAAGTAATTACAAATCTTAAGGAACAATTTGATGGTCAGGAAGAAAAAAAGTAAATCATATTTTACAAAAATAACAGACATTGCAATATCCGCATATAATAAATCTAATCATGTAGCACAACGAGAAAAAATTTATCGTAGATTTATCTATCCGGCATTCATGAAACTAACTGAAAATATTATTAATAAGGTTAAGCCTGATTATATTGATTCATCGTTTCGAGATTTACAAACCGATTTAGTTACATATTTAACTGCTCGATTAGATAAATTTAATCCATTGTCAGGAAAAGCATATTCATATTATACTAGAACATCATTTAATTATTTGATTGCAGAAAATCAAAAAGGTTATGCAAAAGTAAAATCTGATACATTAGAAATTAATATTGATGAACAGCGTAACGTTGTAACAGAAATACATAATGACGAAATGCAAGAAACGTTGCGCGAATTCATGGATGCGTATATTGAATATTGTTATGACAATTTGAATTACATTTTTTCGAATTCTACAGATATCCATGTAGCAGATTCAGTATTACATATTTTTGAAACTAGAGAAAATATTGAAGAATTTAATAAAAAGGCATTGTATATTCTTATACGCGAACGTACCGGTCTAGAAACAACTAATATTACTCGAGTTATTAAAACACTCAAACAAATTTACGAAGACAAATTTTTAGAATATGAACGATTAGATTTCATAAAATTGCCTTTTTGATATTTATTTTAAAGGGTTTTTTGTTATGGACAAAAATGATGAAATATTCAAAGGAACTACGTTTGCTGATTTAATGTCCGATGTTTATCACAATTCAAAAAAGAAAGATAGACAAATTAATCAACTTATTGCTCAGTTGCAACCATTAATTAAAAATGCATCTGATGCTACTATCATCGTACCTTTAATTAAAGAATATTTAGATGTTGCAGTTAAAAATGACGATCATTTAGTTAAATTAACTGCAATAGTTCAACGTTATATTTCAACTAAGCAAACAATATCTGGAGCAGATGGATTGTTAAGTGATGAAGAAAAACAACAATTGCTTCGTGTTGCTGAACAAACATTGTCTTCAGAATTATCCGATGAATTAGATTCAATTGAACAAGAATCTGCTGCATTGAAACAACGCATTGAAAACTCAATGAATAAAACTAAAAAGGATGTGAATGAGTGATAGGCGTATCGAATGGGACGTTGCAGAAGTTATCGAATATGATTACACATATCGATATATTCCTAATGACCAACCTGGAACTACTGCTGATAGATTATTTGCATTAAAAGTACGATCATGTAGTACATATTTCAATGATAAAATTATCATAGCTCGACCGTCAAATATAAACATGAAACAAATTCCGTTAGTTGGCGAATTTGTATTGATTTATAAAACATTTAATCAACAATCAACAACTGATGTCTGGCGCGAAGCTTGGTATTATGTTTGTTCAATTGATATTCAATCATCAATAAATCATAATATGATGCCAGGATTGTCTGACGGTGCAATACAAACTGATATTGACAACACATTGCCAGGAAAAACATTTGAACAACAAATAATATCTCCATTGCAACCATATGAAGGAGATTTTTTAATTGAAGGACGATTTGGTAATAGTATTCGATTTGGTAGTAGTGTTAATACAGCATATCCTGCAGGATATTATTATAAGTCCAATCCATGGTTTACTCCAGGAGATGATACTGGGGGAGATCCAATAATTGTTTTATCAAATGGACGAAACAATTTACCAGGAAAAGAATTTGTTGTAGAAAATGCAGAACAAGATGCATCATCATTGTATTTAACAAGTACTCAAAATTTAGATACATTAACATTATCAAAACAGTTAACTGTTCATAACAATTCATTTGCAGGTTCTCAATTTGTTGGAGTAGCAGATAGAGTTGTTTTACGAGCTAAAAGCGATGTTGCTGTTATAGATTCTGAAGAAGGTATTGTTTTAAATACGCCTAATGAAATTTATATAGGCGGGGAAGATGCATCAGAACCATTAGCACATGGATTAGTATTGCAACAAATTTTACAATTAATTGTGCAAGCAATTGCAGCTGGTTCAACTGGCCCAGGTGGCGCGCCATGCGTAACTAATGCATCTGCTTTATTAGGACAAATATCTGATTTGTTGCCTAATTTAAATAGTACAAAATATAAAATAACAAAGACATAATATGGCAGTAGCATTTCCTTTTGATCAAATTACTAGTAAACCAGGTGCTGCAATAAATAAATTGCAAACTGCATTGAACAAGGTTATTGCAAAATTAAATCAAAAAGTTGCAGAAGCAATATCAAAATCTAATATATTACCTAAAAATATTTCTTGTAGCGATCCTAGAATCAATGAACTTAAAAAAATTTTAGAACAAATACAAAGATATATTGCACAAATTCAAAATATTTTAAGAATTTTAAATATCGTTATTCCTATATTAACAGTAGCTGCACAAATTGCGTCAGTATTAATTAATGCACAATTAGCAAATCCAGTTCCATCGCCCCCAGCGGTAGGACAATCAATTGCTGTACAAAATGAATTGGTTGCAAATATTGCCAAAGCTTTAACCCAAGCATCTATTATTTTAGGTATTGTTAATGGTGCGGTTGCTGTAGCTTCAACGTTGATTGCTGCGGTAATTAATAAATTATCTTCAATTTGTAATTCAGAAACATTTGAAGTTAGTCAAACAACACAAAATGCAATTGATCCTGCTACTACGGAATCTGAATTTTATCGATTAATAAATGTATCACAAGAAGATATTGATTTGCGAGAAGATTTAATTGTGCAGCTGCAACAAGATCAACGTTCTTTACTAGATTTATTAGAAGCACCAAGCAATGTTATTATTGGAACTGGTAATCAACAACCGGCGCCGGATCAAGGTAAACAAGGCGATTATTTCATAAATCAAAATACAAGAACAATATACGGTCCAAAAATTTCTGATACAGAATGGACTCAGGGCATAAATTATTAAACCTAATATTTATATAAAAGTAATCATATGGATACAAAAACATTAGTAAAAGCACTTAAAGTTGCCGTACGCGAAGTTATAAAAGAAGAATTAACTGAAATTCTTCGCGATGGATTACAATCTACAATTGTAGAAATGGCAGATCTTAAAAGCGTAGCAAAATCTGTTAAAACAGATTGAATCAGGAAGAAAATCAAAAGTACAATTCAATGATAATAAATGGGCTTCTGTATTAAACGAGACGGATAGTTTACTCGAACAAGAACCATTAGCAATGAATAGTTTTCGAGATTTAATGAATGAAGGTATGGAAGAAATTAAAATGAATTCACAAAATGCAGTTAATTTCGGAACAATGCGACAAAATATGCGCGAAGCAATGGGTGTTGCGCCTACAGCACCAAAGATAATGGAAGATCCGGAGACAGGTAAAACATTTGAAGTTCCACAAGAAGTACAACAAGCAATGACTCGAGATTATTCGGCATTAATGAAAGCAATTAACAAGAAGAAAGGTATGTAATGGGATATCAAGTTGTCACTGCTGCTGATGTTATTCGAACAACTAACGTAGCTACTTTAGGTATTTCGTTAGGCGCAAATGGCAACGTTGTATTCGATTCAACATATACTAGTATTGAACAAGAATTTGCTAAATTAAAAACATTGTTGTTGACTCGAAAGGGCGAACGTGTAATGTTGCCAACATTTGGCACAGATTTATTAAAAATTATATTTCAACCAAATACATCCGAAATAAAACAAGATATTGTTGAATATATAACAGACCCAATCAATCAATGGTTACCTGATATTGAATTAATGAACATCGATGTACAAACAACAGATGATGATCCTGATTTAATTCACGATGTTATCGTTACAATAACATTTAGACCGGTTTATAGTGCCGAAGAAAAAACATTAACATTGGGTGTTAATCAAACTGGAACATTGACAGTTACCCCTTAAGGAGAAACATGGAAACAAAAAAAGATATTTCATATTTAGGTAAAGATTTTAATCAATTTAGAAAAAATCTAATTGATTTTGCACAACAGTATTTTCCTACAACATATACTGATTTTAATCAATCAGCCCCTGGTTCTTTGTTTTTAGAAATGTCAGCATATGTAGGTGATGTTTTATCATATTACATGGATGTTAATTTGCGAGAGTCATTACTAGATCAAGCATCCGAACGAACTAATATATTTGATATTGCAAAGAATTTAGGATATCAACCAAAAAATGTTATTCCGGCATACGTTACATTGGACGTATATCAATTACTTCCTGCTATTGGCACTGGAGTAAATGTACGTCCAGATTTTGATTACGCATTAT